CTGCAGACCTTGCACAAAAACTCTTTCTTCTTGCTGCTCTTTTACCTGTTGGTTTTTTTTCAGTAACAGCAGTTTGTAATTTACTTCCAGGATTTTGTCTTCTATATTTTGCTACTCCTGCTTTAGTTAAACCTGCTCCTTGTTTAGTAGGTCTTTTATGACCACCCTTAATGGTCATACCTTTCATGCCTTTACCTTTTATTTTTTTCTTTCTAGGCATTTTCTGTTTTATATTCTTTTGACTCTTCTTTAACTTGTGCTTCTATAGTTCCTTGTACTGCAGGTCCTTTTCTAGCTGCTCCATAACCTTGACCTGTTGGTTTACCTGATGTTCCTTCTGAAGGATAATTAATAATACCAGAACCTGACCTTCCGTATACTTTCATTGCTTTCATTATTTTTTCCCTTTCTTTTTATATTTCTTTTTTTTCTTTTTATTTTTTACTTTTGTTATTTGTTGAACTATATTAACTCTACTTATTGTCATTAGTTAGCTCCCTGTATAACTGGATTTGGACCACCTGCAGGACTAGCAGGTACATTCATATCGTCTTGTCTCATTCTTCTTGCTTGATTACGTAAAGCATCTATTGAATTTTTATATTTAGCTTCCCAAGTAGGAAGTTGTTGATAATCTTTTATAAAATACATTGCTTCTACCATACATGCTGCAAATAATGCGTTATAGCAAAATTCACTAAAATAATTAGATGTTGTTACACTTGTACCTGTAGCACTAGCTAAAGCTAAAGGTCTACGTGTAAATTGTATTTCACCTGATATTGCTGATGCAGGTGTTGGTACAATATAAATTTGTGTATTAGTTTTTCTTGAATAATATCTTGGTGTTCCTGTTGATGCACTAGCAAAAGGAAAATAATCTATTGCATATTCATATGTTCTTTGTAATAAATTAACTTTTGAATTAGCAGGAACTGCTGTAGTTGAAACACTTGTGGTATAGTTTACATTTCTTACAACTAATGTATCAGCAGGTAAACTAACTACTGGGTCAGAAGCTGTAAATGAAAAAGTAGAAAAGTTATCCAAACCAGGGTCATCTAGTTCTTTTACTATTCTACCTTCAGCTTTTTCAACAAAATAAGATATATGCTCTTCAAATTCTGTTGAATCATTTTCTATAGTATTAATTATATCAGTTTTAAGAAATGAATAATTAGGCATTTACTATCCTACAAATAAGGTTACACTACCTGCATTAGGAGTAGATACACTTACTGTTGCTTCACATCTAACACCCATGTCACCTATATAAATATCTGCTGTTCCACTAGCAGGAACTTGAAACTTTATTTTATCTCCTGTGCTATCAGCTATGGCAAATGTACCTGCCACAGTAGAATACGCATGAATAGCTACTATTCTTGTAACACCATTTGTTGCAATGATTGCTCCATCTCCACCTGATTTATTTACTGCTGTAATATTTTTAGACATTTATTATCCTTTAAAAATAGGGAGAGTATTTTACTACCCTCCCTAATGGTTAGTGATTAAGCACCCTCGTTACCTACGTAACTTCTCCAGTCAGATACTCCAAATGAATATCTTTCTCTGGCTTTGAAACGTAAGTTACCAGTATCAAAATCAGGTTCCATTTTAGTTTGTAAAGGTGTTCTATTGAACATCTTTGTACCATTTGGAACATCAGTTTTAAAGAAATAAGCATTAGTATCAGTGAATCTTCTATTAACAACCATTCCACCAGGAACAACACCCATGCTTCTAATAGCATTAATGTCGTTTACGTTGGTAGCATTGTTAACAATAGTAGTTGAATACTCACTGTTTAAAATTTGTGATGCTGTAAACATTAAATCATTTGGTATGTGTAATGATACACATTGAGCACCAATTAAAATGTCTCTATCATCTTTAATCTGTTGAATTTGAATTACTGCTGTTTCTATAGAAGCTTCTGATAAAGCTGCTCCTGTAAACAGATTAGTTTGTGTACCTGCTGATATAGTTGGGTGAGAAGCACTAAAGAATGGTTGACCATCACCTATAGCATCAGATGCTGCAGTGCTAAAACCATTATTAAATACTTTAGCAGCTTTTACTTGCTTAGTATTTGCCATAGCTCTAGCTAATCCTTTTGCTCTTAATTTTGCAAAAGTATCATATAGATTATCTTCCATTGCTTCTTCTGTAATAGCAAAAGCTAGTGCTACAGTTTCGTTGTCATAACGAGCTGTAAAACTTTCTTGTGCATCATCAAAAGAAACAGCTTCACCCTCACCTTTTACAGGTGCAGTGCCAAACCCTGTAAATAGAACTTCTTCTTCAAAAGCCCTATCAGAGTTTTCTATTTCATAAAGAGGTGCATGTTCGTCATTTACCTCACCATACTCCGTACCAAAGACTGCATTCAATCCTGGAAGGAGTTCTTTAGCAATACTTGCTCTATTTATAGCCATATTTTATTCTCCTTTAAATTATGCAGTTGATGCAGTTGCAGTGACATATCTGTCTCTGTGTGTGTTTAAAAATACTTCAACAATTGGAAAAGCATCAGAGTCGTCATTTTCTTCACCATCTTTTTTCTTACCAATTACTCTTGCTGCTTGTTCAGTTTCAGCACCAGAAGCTGCTAATAAATAATAACTAGAGTTTCCAGTTGTTGTATTACCAGAACTTGCTGTTGAACTAACAGTTACATTATAGTTTTTTTGTACCATTAATTCATTAGCAGATAATGATAATGAACATTGAATGTAGTAAGTTTGATTTGGGTCTGTGATGATAAAGAATTTAACATCTGAATATCCATTTGCAGAAGTTCCTGTTGTCCAATGTCGACTAAATTTTTGCTCGCCATTTAAAACAAAAGAGCACCCTGCAAAAATACCTGAAGGTTTTAATGTTGCTGCTATAAAAGGTGAAATGGTTGCAAAGTTTGCACCTGGTAATACAACAGGGTCCCCTGTGAATATTTTATTGTTACATGCTCCACCTGATGTAGGTGAAAAAATATCAGTGAAAGAACCAGTGTTGTAAGCACCACCCTTTTTTCTAGCAGGAACGAAACCTTGAAAAGCTTTTGTATGAGCCATAGTTTCTCTCCTTTAAAATTATAAAAAAATTATTAGAGAACTAACTCTGAAATTTAGGAGTTTTTCCTCTAATGGTTTGAGTTTTACTTGTGTTGCTAATAGGCATTCTAGAATCTCCAGTCTTCATTAATTGACTATTTACTGCCTGCATTAATGAATCAGACTTTTGTTTATAGTATGTCTTTCTAGCTTCGATACGACCAGTAGGTATTTTACCTAACGCAACATCTCCACGACAGATTGCTCCAGTATATCGACCTTCATCTCTCACGACAGATGAGTGTTCCATCTCAGGTACTTCCTCCTTTTTAACAAACTCCCATCCTTCTTGCATTTTTCTTCCTATGTGGGAAACATCTTCTTTTCCTTTAACAGTTAGTCTAAGCCATCCTAAAGACATACCTTCGTTAGCGAAACGATTTACTACTTCTTCAGGTATATCTAATAATCTTGGTTCTTCAAAAGTATATGTAGTTTGTTCTTTAGTAGTGTTTTCTCTAAGTTGAGAACTACGTGTATTAGTTCGTGTCATTGATTATCCTCCACGTTGCATGTTAATAGTTGTATATTCACCTTCAGCTTTAGTTGCCTTTAGCTTTTCTTGAGCATACTGTTCGAGTGGTATTCCCCATTTATTAGCTAATCTTACATCTTCTTTTGAAAGTTTAACTTTTTTACTAGAGCCTGGAGTGCTACGTGAAACTCCAGAAACCACTTGAGCAGGTGTCGAGTCCTGCTGACGACTTTCTTCTTTAGTTTCCTTTTTAAACTTATTAGGAAAATTTTCTTTTAACCTTTTATCTATCTCTTGATAAAATTCTGTGCTTGTTGGGTCATACCCTTCTTCTTTTAACTCAGTATCTATTGCCAATGCACTTGCTGTTAAAATTCTGTCTTTACCAAACCAATCATTATTTGCTGCCCATTCTTCTGCATTTGGGTCAGGTGTTGGTTGTGTTGGTTGAGGTTGTGTTGTTTGTTGTTGTGGTGCAACCTCATCAGTCTTAAAATTCTGTTTAGTTACTTCTAAATTTTTTAAATCAACTTGTGCTTCATTTAATGCTTCTTGTGCTTTTAATAATTTTTCAGCATTACCTTCTTCGTGTGCTGTTGCATAAGCTGTTCTTGCTAATTCTAATTTATCTTTTATTTGTTTTTCATTAGCAGTTAAATTTAATTGTCCTAACTTTACAAAATCTTCTTGTTGTTTTTTTACTCTACCTGCTAATTCTTCATTCTGTCTAATTAGTCTAGCAACTTCTTCTTCTTTTTCTTTTCTTTGTTTAACTAATTGTCTAATTCTTTTTTGAGCACCTTTAGTATCTATACCTTCTAATTCTTTTGGCTCTTCTGATTTTACCTCTTCTTTTACTTCTTCTTTAGGTTTTTCTTTTTCTTCTTTTACTTCTTCTGCTTTTGTTTCTACAGGTTTCTCTTCTTCTTCAACCTCATATTCTATTTTTTCTTTTTCTTCTGGTTTTTCTACTTCTACCTTGTTCCACTCTTCTGACATTTTATTTCCTTTCGTTGCTAACGATACATCCGATTTACGTTAATAATGTAATTATACAATACTTTTTTTAATTACACAATACTTTAATTAGATAAATTATAAGTAGGGTCTAATGTTTTTGGGTTTTCTACTTTCATTATAATCTGGTCATCATATAATAAAATAAACTTTACACCTTTATACTTTATCTTTTGACCTGCATGTTTACCATAACATACATAATCATTTAATTGACACCAAGGTCCTTTTTGAAATTTTTCCATATCATGATAAGCTAAATCACCTATCGCTACAACTTGACCAACAGTTGTAAGATATGCCATATCTTCTCTAGTAGAATCTGGTAAAAATATTCCACCCTTAGTTGTTTGTTTAATACTAACAGGTCTAATTAAAATATGATAACCTGGTAGTTCTGGTAATACATCTGGATTAGGTAATTCTTCTTCTGTAATCCACATGTCATTTTTTATGGCACGACCCATAGTTACGTTCTGCATTATTCCTCCTCGTTATGATACATTTTTTGTATTATTGTTTTTAAAGTATCCATAGACCATTCTACACCTTGGATACGACCTACTGCTTGTTTGTAGCCTGCAAGAGTATCTATATTTCCACTGGCTACAGAATCTTTTAATAATTGCACTTCTTGTTTATACTTATTCAGTATCTCGTCTAGTATTTCCATTATTCATTTGTTCCTTTATAGCTTCAGACATAAAATCTATTAACTTAAAACTTCTTGTTCTATCATCAACGTCATCTAGTTCAGCTACTTTTTTCATAGCATCTGTTCTAATTTTTTCTAAATCTATTTCTGCTTTTTGGTCAGCTATAACAGTCTTTGTTAATAAATCAAGAGATTTCATAGTTTCTTTACTTGCTCTATCCATATCTCCTTTTTGTTTTTTCATCATAGCAGTTTGACCTGCAACTGCAGAATCTTTTAATAATTTCATTTCTTCTATTTCTAATTTTTGAGATTCTAATGCAGCTTCTGCAGAATTTTTAGCAGAAGACATTTTAAGTTTTTCTTTTTCTAGTTCTACTTTAGCTTGTTCTAAAGCAACCATTTGTTGTTCAGGTGATTGTGCCATACCCATAGCTTGATTAGCATTTAATACTTGTTGTGCTGCTTGTGCCATTGCCATCTCTACAGCTTGTGGATTTTGCTGACCTGCCATCTTTGTAACACCACTAATTTGTTCTTGATATTTCATAACAGAATGCTCTTGTATATTTGCTTCAAGTATTGGTTTAATTCTAGCCATAATAGGATTAGCACCATTCATAGGGTCTTGTAAATATGCCATCTTAGTTTGAATATGAGCATCATGATTTTGACCTGCAAAAGCTGCTATTGGTATACCTTTTGTTGCTGACATAATATCTGATACTGGGTCCATAGGTTGTGGTTTCTTTTTAGGAGGTAGTATCTTTTCAAGATTAGGCATATTAGCAGCATTTAATATTGTCCTATTTAATTCTTCTATATTAAACATACCAGGAGGGGATTGTTGTGCCATCTGGAGAGCCATCTGTGCAATCATCATCCTATGTGCATTAGAAGGAATGTTAGGGTCTGATACAGGGATTACATCAACCCTACCATCAAAATCCTTTTTAAATACACTTTGTTCAGCAAAAGGAACCTCGTAAGGATATTCCATTGGTAAATAATCATAATCTATACGTGCAAGAATTTTAAACTCTTCTCTTTGAGAGTGATGTAATCTTTTATGTATAGATGAAAAGAATTTACTAGAAGCTTCTAATAATGCCATTGTTGTTCCTACAGGACCATAAGATGCTGCATCAGAAACAATTTGTTCTGTACTATCAGCAAATTTTTGTCCTGCTTGTGTAACAAAACCTAACATTTGAAATAGAGTAGAGGAAGGTTCTTTATAGGGGAGAGGTATGATTGCCTTACTCAAATCTACACCAGTAGCTTCTATCTCTTTAAATTCACCTGGACTTATAGGTTCATTGTCTCCAACTAACCTAACTCCTTTTGCTTTAAATCCTCCTGGTAAGTTTGCAAATTGACCTGCGTCTACTAAGCTTCTCATAGCTGCTGTTGCAGTCATAGTTAAGTTGCCTAGAAAGTGCATCAAGCCAAACCCATAAAATCCAAAACCAGGAACAAACCTGTAATGAACAAAATGGGAAATCTTTTCTTGTTTCTTATCATCTTTTTGATAGTTACGTCTAATACTTAATATTTCTCTTGATTGCTCTTCTACAGTAATAATATATGGAAGAGCATAATCTTCTTCTATTTCTAAATAACAATGTTGTTCTAGTAATGTATATTGTGGGTCACTATCTTGAGTAGGAGATAATCCTAATATTGTATCCATTTTTGAAGATAAAGATGTAGGATTAGGATTAGTAGCTTCAGGTAAATCTATTTCTCTATAAACTCCTGAACGCATATCTCTAGCTAAGTCTATAGGATTACGATAAATAACATGTGTATATCTATCAGCTTTTCTTAAATTAGATGCATAGTAAGAAACATAAAATTGGTCTATAGGAATAAACTCTGATACTGGTCTTTTTAAAGTAGCATCATAATAAACTTTTTTAAATGCAGAACCTATTAAAGGTAAATGAAATAACATTCTTTCAAACTCATCAAAGTATTCAGGCATCTGCTCTGTTACTTGATAGTTCATAAAGTCTTTTACTCTATTTGCTTGTTGTTCTCTTTCTGCTGTTGACTTTCCTATTATTTGAGTTTTAACAGGACCATTAGGAGGGAATAATTCTTGTATTGCTTTTGATTGAAACTTAACTGCTGATTCAATTAACATAGGATGAACTGCTGTACATGCACCTTCAAAAGGTTCACTAGCATCTTCTATTTTTAATCCTAGTAAATCAAATCCTCTTTCAAACATAGATTCCCATTCTGCTCTAGAGTCTTTATCTGCAGAATAATTATCTATTACATTTGAAGATATTTCTTGAAGTTCTTCTTCATTTAAAGTATCAACTAAATTACCATACCATTCTTTTGTAGGTTCTTCAGCTTCCATCTCTACTGTTGTTTGTGTAAAATCTACAACCACTCCACCATCAGGTTCTACTTCAAATGTAGCATCTGTATCTTCTACCTTATTTGGTATTTGAATAACATTTTTTATTTCTTGTGGTATTTGTTCAAATGGATTTTTTTCTGTTGCCATTACTCCCCCTTACATACACACATCATCATAGTGTGCATTGCAGCTTCTTCTATAATTATTTAAGTCTGAAGCTGTTACTTTATGAATAAATAAATTTTTTATGAATTGTTTCCCTGTTTTTAATACTGACATAATTCCCCTTTAAAACATAATTATACCATTATGTTCTCCAATATGCAACCTTTTTTTTACGAGGTGTATCTTCCCACTCTGGGTCTTCAGGATGTTGTAAACGCCAAGACTCTTTCATATAATGTATTGCCATAGTCATAGCATCTACTTGGTCATCATGAGCAGCATTAGGAAAACGTAACATTTCTTGTAATAAATCTTCTGACCATTTTTTATTTTTGGGTATCCATACTCTGCCTGCTTCTATCATAGGAGATGCAGCATGTACTCTAGCTACCTTATCTCTATCAGGTATATATTCTAATATTGGTAATCCTGCTCTACGCATATCTTGAATTAATGATTGTCCACTAGCTTTCTTTTCTATCATACAAACATCAGGTCTATATTCATAATATAATTGTTGTGATATACGTCTTAGTTCTGGATATTCAAATCTACCTTTTATATTACCAAGTAAAATTAAATTACCTTTAAAATTTTCATATCCATATTCATCTTCTTCATACTGCGTAAATATTCCCCATGTTTGTATTACACTAAAGTCTGCTGTTGTCTTTGTAGAAAAAGCAGTATCAAATGTTTGTATAATAAAATCACATGTTGGAGGAGAATCATATTCCCACCATTGTATCCAATCTTTTTTTATTAAACCACCTTCATCAGGTGTAGGGTCTTGCATATATAATGCATTCCAATATCTTGCTCCATTAGATGCTTTTATTTCTTGTTCATCTACAGCTAATATATCATCTGATTTCCATTCAGGAAAATAACTAGAACCAACAGGTAACTGTAATAGTTCTGCAGATTGTTCATCTAACCAAGCAGGAATCTTAACAACCTCCCAAGGTGCAATAGCATATTCATCTTGTTGTTTTAATAACCAACCACACAAATCATCATAGTGATACCTTGTGTTAATAATTAAAATAGAACCATTAGGCATAATACGAGTTCTTAAACCTGCAGGATACCACTCTTTAACATATCTACGACCTGCTTCAGAATAAGAATCTTCTTCAGACATAACATCATCTAGTATAGCTATGTGAGCTCCTCGACCTGCTATCTGAGATTTAACACCTGCTGCATAATAACTACCACCTTGATTTGTTTTCCATTTACCTGCAGCTCTAACATCTGTTCTTAATTTAACACCTTTAAATATATTTTGAAACTCTTCAGAGTCTACAACATCTCTAACAGACCGACCAAAGTCTGAAGACAACTGGTCACTATGAGAAACAGTTAATATCTCATGTTCTGGATTACGACCAATATACCATGCAGGAAACAATTTAGAACAAATAACAGATTTAGAGGAACGTGGTGGTAAAAACACCATTAGTCTTTTTATTTGACCACTTTCTAATTGTTTTAATTTTTCTGATATTACCTCTATGTGGCGACCCATCTTCCAATCAGAAACAAGTATAGGAGCAATCTTCCTAACAAATGTTATAAAATCAGATTTAGAATCTTGTGTTATTTTTAAATTAAGATAATTATTTAAATTAATATATGGTGATGTAGATATAGTCTCTATAGTTTCCAAAGTATTTAAGACCTTTACATTGTTATATTGTTAAGTTGTTATATTGTAATAATATAAAACTATAATATTTAATTTTAAATACCTCTTAAACTATATAGTATTATATTATTATATATATTATATATTACTCCCCACTAAAATGCAAGCATTATTTTTGACCCTTAGTTTTTGCTCTATATGTGTCAGGGGTATATATATGTATGCACGCTATATATATTTTTTTGTGTACGTGTCTGTATATTTGTATATTACAAAGCAAATCACTTAGAAAAAGATACCTTTTTACTTATCTTCTGAAAGTCGCTGTCAGTAAGGCTTTCAAGGAAGTGCTTGACATTATCTTTTTTTTGTGTAACAGTTAGACCATCAACAAAGTTTGATACCCAAGAGTTAGAGCAGTAAATACTGTAAGGATAATTTAAAAACGCAATCGCTTATTATCTGACAAATGCTAACCAGAGCTAGAAGAACGGTGGGAGGTAAGCAGGTTTGTTGATGTTCATTAACTTAATCACAACAAGGAGAAAACTATGAGTGATTATATCAAACGGATTGGCGAGCTTCAGCTTCTCGCTGATGGTAAAGAGAACAAGCTGAGAGAGACCAAGGCAACACTTGGTACTCAAGTTAACGAAGCTCAGATTGAGATTGGCACTATTGCAATTGCATGGGCTACTTCTCAAAAAGAGCATGGTCAAAAGTTAGCTGAGACACTAACCAAAGAGCTCAACAAGCTTGAGGATAGCAAAGGAAATCCTATCTACGAGTACACCAAGACGAAAAAAGGTTGGACTTGTAACAAGCTTGAGAAGTTACGAGCCTTTGCAACATCTAAGAAAGTTAGACAAACTTTCTCAAAGAAGTCAAGTTTTGAGGATGTTTCTAACAAGCTTGCAGAGCTAGAGCTTGACTCTTGGAGCAAGATGCAAAGATGGGCTAGTGATAAAAAGCCTGAGACTCTTGACCAAAAAGCTTGGAAGATTGTCGAGCAGATGAACGACAATGACCATGAAGCTCTTGATAGGTTTCTAAGTAAGATTTGCTCTACTTACGAGCTTATCCAAGAGGAAGATGCTAGACAGAAGTTTTCTAGCTAACATTAAATGGGGAGTGTAAAAGCTCCCCACTAACTTAAAGGAGAAACGATATGAATAAAAAAGACTTAATAAACTTTGTAGAAACTTCTGCTAGATTAGAGAATATCTGCAATTTACTTGACGAACCTGGTAGGCTTCCTGCTGACCAAAGAAAAATGTGGATTATTAAATATAATTCTATTGCTAGGAAAGCAGGCTTACCAGATTTTATTGATTATGATTACAATCCTCCAGAATCTTTAGAGGAAAAGTTTGAAAACTCAATATAATATTAACTGGGGAGTGTAAAAGCTCCCCATAACACTAGGAGAAACAATATGTTTAATAATATACACAGAGAAGAACGTAGAATAAAGAGAGCACGAAGGTTTTTTAGATGTTCAGCTCTTATTTTAACTTTAATGGCTTTACATGTAATGAAAATTATATGGGATGCAACGCAAACAGCACCAGATATTATGTTAAAGATAGGAGGATATGCTTCTTTTGCAGGAGCAGGTCTCTTTTGTGGAGCTACAATCTACTTTTTCTATGTAGAATTTAACAAATAAGGACTTAGGGGAGTGTAACAGCTCCCTTTTCCTTTTTTTATTTGTTTTTATTTTTAAAACGTTCGGTGCATCCGTCTTCATTCGGTAAATACGACAGACTTTCTAGACTTTTTGTCCTAGAAAACATACCGTTCGGTAGATACGGAGAGTTCGACCCCCCCTCGAACCCTAAATACTGCAGAGAATACGGAAGAATACGACAAACTCCCCCTTTTTTTTAATAAAAACTTCGGTGAATACGACAAAATGCAGAGAACTATGGTGAATTTCACCCTATTTCTGTCTAATATGGTAACATATGCCCAGAAAACAGACACTTAAGACAAGCAAGACTAATCATTCCTTCTATACTATGATGACTCGGCAACATAGGAAAAGATGATATATATTATAGGAAATGATGAGGTTCGACACCCTATCGAACCCTTACTTGCATTGACAGATGACTCAAAGTATGCTATGCTGAAGGCATAACAATTGATAAGGAGAAAACAAATGCCGACACTTGATAAGCAAAGAATAGTCAATCACGTATCACAATTAGAACGTAGTACGAGTAGACAACCAAAGAACAATTACTCACAGTTTGGAGTGAGTGATAGGAGTAGTTTATCCAAAGCAGGTTACAAGCCTTCGACAGGTTGGAGCTGTGCCTATAGGATAAAGAAGACACCATTTGGGGAAATGCGTGTGAAGATTAAGGGAGCTAGAAAATCTGGTGCTTGTAGATAGGTTCGACACCCTATAGAACCCTTACATAGCTTGACAGATTGAACAAAGTATGATAAGGTTAATACATAACTAATTAAGGAGGAAACAAATGGATTACTTAGAAGAATTAACAAACGAGTACGACAACGTAGAAGACATAGCAAGAGAACAAGGTATAGAGTTCGACACCCTATCGAACCATCATAAAGAGAATGAAGATGAGTATCTAAAATTATTCAAGCATAAAGTTATTAACAAATATAAGGAGATATATAGTGATGGCTAGAGAAATAAAATTTGAGTCAGGATTACCTGATGATATAGACAAACGTATGGAAAAAATACAATTACGATTAGAAGAATTGAACCCAGAGATTTGGAAGATGGTTGAAGAATTAGAGAACATAGGTTGGGAGTTAGAAGATATATATAAAGATTTATGGGAAGGTTCTAACAATGTAATACAAGCAAAGAAGTATGAGTTAGAAAGTATTACTAGCTTTAGTAATTGGTTGAAGAGGTTTAGGATTGACCCACATAGATAGGTTCGACACCCTATCGAACTATAGAATTTGATAGTATGGTTGCTATCGAATACTCTGATGAGCAGGGAATAAGTCAGAGTTATTATTAACATTCCCATTTTATAACTAGGAGAAAACAAAATGAACTTAAAGAAAATATTAGACAATGCGAAGAAATCAGAATCATTCAAGGCTTTTGATTTCAATTCAAATAGAAAAAGTAATAAGTGTATCAAGCATTTATATATTGCTAGAGAAAGAGGTACACCCTATTGCAAGATAGGTTTAACAAAACATTTAGAACAAAGAATGAAAGAGTTAAATGTGTCTTCATATGGTGGATTCAAAGTCATAGCATCTGCAGAATTTGTTGGTAACTGTTACGTACTAGAAGATAGTATGAAGAAATGGTTTGCTATCAATGGTGCCCAACATGGAGAAGGTACAGAGATGTTTGTGTTTGACAACTGTACTGATGCCGACATAAGAAAGTTATTTAATCTAGTAGTGAAAGGTAACGTATCTAGTTTAAAAGGTTTTACATTAGAGAAAGTAACTAAGACTATGAGCAGAAGAAAACAGCTTAATTTATTAAGAGCTTAAGGAGTAACTATGCAAACTACACTAAGATGGTGTAAAGACATAAAGATGTGGGCTATTGACAGACCCATCAATGATGTTGGTGATGTCAATGGCTCGTGTGTTCACAGAACTTCTTTTTGTGATACGTCTTGTTACAATGTTAAGCTATACAAAATGTTTAAGGGTATGGCAAAGAAAGATATTGCAAATGAGAAGTTCTGGCAGTCTTTACCGACAAATAAAAATGACAATCAAGATAGTTTAGAATCTTTACAACAGAAATTATTTAGGTCTAGACGACAAACAAAACGAGCTAGACTTATGACTAGAGGAGAAGCTATCAAAGATATGTCAGATGTATTTAGAATAAAAACTTTATGTGAAGCTACACCGAATACCACTTGGTGGGTACCGACTAGGGCTTGGCGAAACAAGGGACTAAAGCAATTGATTGAAGACGTATTGTTTCCTCTGAAGAATGTCGCAATCAATGCTTCCCTTGACCCTAGTAATACCAAAGAAGAAGAACAACTACTCAAAGATAGTGGTTGGGCTACTATGTACTTTGGTGATGATACCAAGACTATATCTAGTGTAGGAGATAGAAGATACCTTTGTCCTAAGACACATAAGAAGCTAAAGATATGTGATACTTGCAAGGGTGGTTGCTTTTCTAAAGTTGCGATAGGTAGAACATCTCACGTACATCTATCACAACATTAGAGTTCGACACCCTATCGAACCACTTGACAAAGTTAGAATAGTATGATACATATTATATATATTAGAAAGGATATATTATGAAAAAAAACAATTTAGATATAGCTATGTTAATAACAGATGCTATCTTAAATGAGTTTGAAAAGAATGGTAAAGTAAATATACCACTAGATGAACACAAGTATTCTTTTCCTCTACAAGATAGAATACAAATTGAGTTAGAAAAAATAAAGGAGAATAATTATGAGAGATGAAATAAGAAGTGTTAAATTTGTTGGTGCTATAGAGACAGGTTCAGATTATCTAACAAAAGAAGATAAAGAATACTTAAGAGATAATCCTAGAACTTTTAGAGTTTATATAGATAAAAGAATTACTGAAGAGTTTGTGGTTGAAGCATACACTAAAGAGGAAGCTGAAGATATAGCAAGAAACAAAGCAGAAAGTTATTCCACACCAGATGGTTCTGAAACAGAAGATGTATCTGTTATTGATAGTGAACTTGATAGATGCACTTATGTTGATGAAGAAGTAGAATATTTAGAAGAGGAGGTGTTAAATGTCACATAGTGGTAACGAAATGTTAATGGAAGAAAAGTATGAGCAGATAAAAGAAGACTTTATATCTAAGAAAGATTTAGCTAATATTATAGAGTTTGTGTTGACAAGATTACATAAAGAGATACAATCAGAAAAGTCTGATGATATGGTTAGGTCTTTTGCTATGCATATGTATAAAATTACAAGAGATAAAGTTAAAGAAGTAGATGACTATGCTGAAGAAAAAGCAAATAACTTTTGTGAAGAGAACACAGACTATTGGCATGGTGAAGAGCCTTATAGTTATAACGCACAATGGAGGTCTTAATATGAGTGATAAAATAATATTAAAAGCACATAGTAATATACAAAGTATATATGAAAAAGTAATCAATCTTATTGAAGATAAAAATGAAAGAGAAATTATTCATTGTTTATTTCAAGACTTATCAGATAAACTTTTAGATAACACAAAGGAGAGTATATGACATACCAAGAACTACAAGAAAAGTTAGTTGACCTTGATGATGAATACGAGTATAGTGTTTCTGTAGGTACAATACGTACACCAGAAGAGATAGCTAATGAAGTGTATTCTGTTATCAAACAACTAGGTTGGACTGAAGACGAAGCATACGACTATTTAGATTTTGTAAAACGCAGATATGATTAATAACAAAGGAGAAAACATATGACTAAAAACTTATTTGGAAAATCAAGACCAAAAGAAAATCCTTATGCTACCTATAAGCTAGGCAGTTGGGAATGGAGAGTATTAAAAACTTATCAAAGAAAAGATAAGGAAGATACCAACCAATACTCTAGGTGGTTTGTTGCAGTTAGAACACCTATGACTTATGGTGGTTGGGATTTAGGAGATACTTATGTTAATGATATTCTGGAACACAATCCAGAATTAGTACAAGCAACTGATGAATGGAGAAAAACTTATGGCAACTAGAGTATTAATATTACAAGCTACATCTGATAGAATGTTAGATGAGATATTTAGAAAGAAACCTACCTTCAAAGAAATCTATCCTAAGATAATGGCAGATACTATTCAGATAGTAAAAGGTGTTATTGAGATAGACACAAATCGAGGTGTAAAGAAAAAAACTGTAGAGATGTGGATAGATGAAGAAGCTAAACTAAAAGGTAGACCTATGAATAAAAGAGCAACAATGATGTATCAATACTATTGGTATAGAAATAAAAAACAACTTGTTGGAGATACTATCAATGGTACTGTTGCAGTTATTATTCCTAAATATGAACAGTTTGAGGTAGAAGCATTATGAAAAAATATATACATATAAACCAACACGTTATTAAATCTAATCACAAGAATAACAAACGAGAACCTGTGATTACTGTGAAGACATACAATAGTAATACCTATGGGCATCAAGTACATATTCTTGGAGAGTGTAAGGTTGTGTATAGTCCAGACAAACCTCTGTCTTGTGGTGCTAAAGTATGGATAGAAACAGATGCAGAGGTTATAACTATACCAGACTTTGTTAGTAGAAATAGAGATACTAAAAGCTATGTGCATGAAGCCATAGAGAAAGGACATGATTGGTGGTAACAATGAGTAAAAGATATACATCAACAATAACTGTAACATGGGAAGGTAACATGCTTGATGCAGAAAATATGGAAGAATATATTGAACAATTAAAGCAAGGCTTTCTTGAAGAGTTTGGTATTCATCTTAATGATACTGATATAAATAATGTAAAAGAAATACCTTTTACTAGATTATCAAAAATGTTTAGAAAGGAGATTGAGAATGAGCAAAAGATTTAAACAAGTAAACGTACAACACTTTGCTACACTTGTGCAAGAACTAAAGATAGACCTACTTACACAAGAAGAGTTTGTAAATGCAGTAGAAGAAATATATATGAGTATATTCAGACACAATACAAGTGGGGACTATGTTATACCCACTATGCCTAATGAGAAAGGTAATTGGAAGGTGCATAAACCTTCTGCAACCAAAGAAGAAGTAATGGAACTAATTAAGAAAGGACAAGTTATATGGGACAAGAACGTAATTTAACACCAACACAACATTGGGAACTACATCAAGGACTATGGTCTATGCTAGGTTGTGATATGCAACTCAAGTATAAAGATAAAACTACTGCGATATATGTTGACAACAAAGCAAAATTAAGATATACATATTCAACAAAAGGTTTTATAAAATGGTTTCCTATATCAAAGGAGAATAAAATATGAATATAACTTTACAAAGATTAAAAAATGCAGTAAAAGATATTAAGTCAGAGTGGTATGAAGGTAATGATAGCCATAGCACAGCAGAGTATAGAGGTGCGTGTGAATCACTTGATATGTTATTAACACACTTTCAAGAACTAGATGACTTTACAAAATGGAAGAAGGAGAAAAAAGATGCCAAAGAAACCAATTAAAATAAAAAATAAACCTAAAGATAAACTTATTTATATCTATGGAGATGAGATGAATGAAGTATGGGAACACTTTAATATGACTGTAAGAGATGATGATGATAGGATTGTATTAAAGTTTGTTAGATTTGAATCAAGAGATTTTTATAGAAAGTAAGGAGATGCAACGTGGCTAAACAAAAGAAAAGATATTATGAAGTAAGAGGACAAGCAATCATACACTACAAAAGGTATGTAGAGTATCCACCTAGTGTAGATGTAGAGGAAGTACGTAGACGTATGGAAGCATTACAAACTCCAGATACTTTTGAAAAAGTACATGAGGAGTTTTACATTAGTGACATAGAAGAAATGGAGGAAGAAGATGAACTATGAAGAAAAATATAAACAACTATGCGAAGCATTAGTAGGTATAGATGCTACTGAAAGATATACTCAAGAAGAGATAGTAGACTATGCTTACAAGCTGAAGGATATAGAGGAGAAATTTTATGACAGTAAGAAAACTTAATGACGAAGAGCAGATAGACTTAGCAAGAGAATATATTATTGATATATTCGAAGAGTTACAAGATAGAGTATCTGTACCTAATATGGTAATGGCTATGCAGATGCAAACAACAGACCTTGCATATGATACTGCACCTAGTCATAATGTAGCTACAAGTATGTTGCTAGAGGTTATTAATATGAAACTTAGAATGGAAACAGAAAAGGAGTTTGCAGATGAGTAAATATACATATGTTGTAGAAGAATGGTCTACTGATTCTAGAAGGTATACAGTAAAGTCAGATAGAAAACTAACTGAATCAGAGTTACAAGATTGTTACATAGAAGCAGGCATACCAGATGTAGGAACAACAACTGAAGTTGATGAGATACCTAATGGTAAAGTAAATGTTACAGTTTATTATGATGGTACAGACTATGGAGATGATGGACAAATGGAAATAGTACAAGGAAAGGAGGACTTAGTAGATGATTAAATATATTATATATACACAAGATAGATGTGGACATTGTGAAACTGCAAAGATGATATTAAGAGAAGCAGGAGAAACATTTGAAGAAAGAAAATTAGATACAACTGAAAAGATAAAAAGATTTCGAGAAGCAGGACATAAGACTGTACCACAAATCTTTTTACATATAGGAGGTCGTACAGAACTAGAAGATTTTATGTTTGGTAATATGGATTTTGAGCCAGATATACACTTAGTAGAAGATATAAAACGTAAAGATTTAAAACCTACTGCAAAGGTTATACCTTTTAAAGGAAAGATAGGTGCTATCTCTGGAGACAAGGAGGAAGAATGAAATACAAAGTAAAAATAGAATTAGACTTTGATAAGCGACCAAGTAAAAAAAAGATATTAGATAGATTATTTGATATGCTTAGAGATAATAAAGTTAATTATGAATTATATAAATATAACAAAGACTTAGGAAGGAATTTTAAAGTATGATAGACATAACTAGAGATTTAATTAAGATGTTTTTTGCATGTATTATTTGGTACTTGCTATGTTTTACATTACCATTAATTGTGTTATAATAATATGTTGACAAAAGAATATAACTATAGTATTATAAAATATAATTATATAAATAATAATTATAATTTAACTAACTATGAAATATATGATAAGATGTGTAATGAAAATAAAGATGTATCTTGGGCATACAACGTATACTTTATAGAGAAATATTGGGATAATAAATGATGTATGTAATAGCTTTATATAATCCAGAGATAGATGAATTACCAGATGTATATGAAGAAGATGGTAAAGTAAGATATTTTAAATCTGATATAGAAGCAGAAGATTTTTTATATAGTTTATATATTAAAAATAATATATTGATTAGACCTTTATTAGATGACCATATGATATTAATGGGTGTCCAATGATAGAACCTACACTAATAAATGCTTTTGTCGTTGGTTTAATAGTAGGTATGTTTATTATTTTACTTGCTTATTTTTTAACGAGGTTATAAATGAAAACAAATATAGAAGAAATGCTAAAAAAAAATGTTAGAGATTTACAAGAACAAAATAGAAATCTAATGGTAAGAGTTAAACAATTAAATGATGAATTGTTTGAATTAAAAACAAATAAGAAGTATAAAGGGTGGGTAGAAAATCCAGATGCTACTCATATTAAAGATGAGTAAAGATAGAGATAGAAGATTAAAAGCTACAGGTAAATGGTTTAAAAAAACAGAACAAAAAAACTTATTGACAAATCATATTTTTCCTGTACTATTAATAGTAGGATTTATTTTTTATATTATTAATCTGTAGGAGATAACGTTGACTAAAAATTTATGGGATAAAGAAAGTAAAACTTTATTTAGAAAGTATTACAGAGAATATAAAAGTGAGGGGTATGATGACAAAGAGTCAAAGAGATTAGCTAAACAAGATGTTAATGTTGTGCTAGGAGAAAGAATTGACTTTGCTGAATTATTATATAAAGATAAATTAAATGATTATAATTAGAGAGGTAATATGTATTCAAGTAAATGGTTAGACAGAGGTCCTTGTCCTAAGTGTGGGTCTAGTGATGCCAATGTTAAACATGCAGAAGGATACAGTTATTGTTTCTCTTGTGAAACTAGATTTGGAGAGGGTGAAGATATGAATAATGTAACACCTATGCCTGTTGTAGAAGCTAGACCTTTGACAAGTGATGGTTTGTATGCAGACATAGTAGAAAGAAAAATAAGTAAAGACACAGCAGAAAAGTTTTGTACAAAGATTACAAAAGATGGTACAGTAACTACCAAACACATTTATAAATACTATGATGTAAATGGTGGTCACGTAGCTAATAAGATTAGAAATACATCTAACAAACAGATGTGGACTGAAGGTTCTATTCAAGATGCAATATTATTTGGACAGAACCTTTTTAGTTCTGGTGGTAAATATGTAACTATAACAGAGGGAGAAGTAGATGCTATGTCTGCCTATCAATTGATGGGTAGCAAGTGGGCATCTGTATCTGTTAAGACAGGAGCAGGTGGTGCTTTGAGAGATTGCAAGTCAGCTTTTGAATACCTAGATAGCTTTGAGAATATAGTTATATGTTTCGATATGGATGAACAAGGCAGGAAAGCTGCCAACAAAGTTGCTCAATTGTTTTCTCCGAACAAGTGCAAAATAATGTCTATGGAGTATAAGGATGCTAACGAGTACCTTAAGATGGGTAAAAGCCAAGCCTTCAACCAAGCTTGGTGGTCAGCACAACCTTATACTCCTGCAGGCATTATGAACTTACAACAACTAGGCTCTTCATTATTTACGGAAGAGTATTGTGAAACATGTTTGTTTCCTTGGAGTAAGATGAATGATAAAACTTATGGAATGAGAACAGGAGAACTAATAACATTTACAAGTGGTGCAGGTATGGGTAAGTCCTCAATCATGAGAGAACTAATGCATCATTTGTTTAGAAACACAAAAGATAATATAGGTATACTAGCATTAGAAGAGAGTGTTAAGAACACAGCATTTAATATTATGTCAGTAGAAGCTGATGCTAGATTGTATATAAAAGAAATACGTAAACAGTTTACTCAAGACCAATTAGATAAATGGCAAGAAGATACTATAGGTTCTGGTAGATTCTTTGCCTTTGACCATTTTGGTTCTATTAGTAATGACGAGATACTTGCTAGGGTTAGATACATGGCACAAGCGTTAGATTGTAAATGGATATTCATAGACCACTTATCCATTCTTGTTTCTGGACAAGAAGAAGGAGATGAAAGAAAGTCTATTGATGTACTTATGACAAAGCTACGTTCTCTTGTAGAACAAACAGGTGTGGGTATGTTACTTGTATCACACCTACGTAGACCTGCAGGTGACTCTGGTCATGAGAATGGTAAGGAGATAACACTATCACATCTCAGAGGTTCTGCATCTATCGCACACTTATCAGATAGTGTGATAGGTTTAGAAAGAAATCAACAGGCAGAGGGAGATGAAGCTAATACTACAACCATTCGTATTTTGAAGAACAGATATACAGGAGAGACAGGTATAGCTACACATTTATATTATAATAGAGATACAGGTAGATTAACAGAGGTTGACAATCCTTACGAAGCAGAGTATAATGTAGAAAATAAAGAAGAGGTTCCTTTCTAATGAGGTGTTATAACTGTGGAACAGAATTAATATGGGGTGGAGACCACGATTGTGAGGATAATGAGGAACATGCTATTGTAACAAACTTATCTTGTCCAAAATGTGATGCTTTTCATTTAGTGTATTGGGGTCACAAAGAAGAAGACAATAAACAAATGTGGATAGAAGGTTATGAAAAATGGCAAAAAACAAAATAGTTTATGAACCAAGAAAGTTAACATTTAAACAAAAGAGAATGATAGTGAAAGCACACAAAATTTTATTTAATGATGATAAAGAACCTAAAATGTGGAAGCATTATTGTGAAGAAGAAGAAACTGAAATGGAAGTAGGTAAAGATGAGCCTTGTAACTGGTGTGGAAAAAAGGAGGAAGATTGTGAAAGTTGTTCTTGATATAGAAACAGACCAATTAGATGCTAGTGTTGTTAATTGTATTGTAGCTAAGAATATAGATACAAACTTAGTAACAGTATTTGACCCAGATAATATGCATGTATTTAAAAACTGGTCAAAAAATATTGAACAGTATATCATGCATAATGGTTTATCTTTTGATGCTCCTGTTCTTAATAGATTGTTAGGCACAAGTATTAAACCATCACAAGTATTAGATACATTAATCTTATCACAGTTATTTAATCCAATGAGAGAAGGTGGTAATGGATTAAAAGCATGGGGTGATAGATTTAAATTTCCAAAAGGTTCTATAGAAAGCTTTGCAAAGTATACAGATGAGTTAAAAAAATATTGTATACAAGATGTGGAGATAACACACAAACTATATGAACACCTCAAAAAAGAGGGTAAAGGTTTCTCAAAGTCATGTATTGACTTAGAGCATCAAGTAAGAGTTATACTTGACCAACAAGAGAAAAATGGATTTGCTTTAGATATAAAGAAAGCAATGTTGTTACTTGGACAACT